GACGCCAAAAAAGGATCAGAAACAGAATAGTCATAAACCCATATTTTAGCTCCTACTCCATCACAGAATATTATTTTTTTAGCGGTATTTTCTGCTATATATACCGTTCCAGTTATACTACTCAATCTAACGTTAGTAGTTGTTATCTCTGTTACACCCCAACTATTGTTTATTAAAAAAATTCTATCTGCTAAAACAACAAATAAATCTGTTAATTGATTGCTTCTATAAATAGCCCTTCCCTTAGCATTACTTCCTTCTGCGAAACCAAAATCAGTAATAGCATCCAACTTTTTTATATATCCAGGATAAGGAACCATAAAATTATCAGAAATAATCATATTATAGGTTCTTTCGCTTGAGATTTTTGGATATCTTCCATAAACAGAAGATCCAACTAGTTTCAGTGGAAATTCTTCTTGCGTTATTGATCTTTTTTTCATTATGGCCACCATCCAGTGCCTAAATTGGCAACGCCATAATTAAAATCAGTTCCTTTGTCAAAATATGATAACTTATCCATAGTAAAATCTTTTGGACTTACATCTACCAATTGTTGTTCCAAAGACTTTAATGTTTGCACTGATTGAGGCTGAAACATAACATTATATTCTGAACATATATAAGCAGCCAATGAATAACGTAAATATTCGATATAATACGGATCGAATATTAAAGATAAGTCTGTACCTAGATTTACCTCATCAAATCCAAATTTACCCCATAAAGTCATTGGATAATCTGAACTTGGTAGAAAATAAATATATAGATTAGATCCGCCTTTTGTTCTCTCTATGTGCCAAGAATATGGCAAAGATTGAATGTTTTCTGCCCTAGGTGTAGCAAAATACTGATTCCTAGGTGTACTTTTCATAGCATATCTTACAGAATTTATAAAAAATACAAGATTTTCTGCAGAAACTAGATTTTCTATAAAATACTTTTCTTGTCCTGGAACCGCAGTGATATCTACCGACTTAAAATAAGGTATAAGTCTATAATCTACGCTTTTTATATCCAGAATTAAATTTAACAAATCTAGGCCATCAGAAACTTGAGAACCGCTCACGGTCTGTAAGTCTCTAGCAACAATGCCAGACAAATAGTAAGCTTTATTTATTAATTTTAATGCTGAATATGACATTATTTTCTCTTATATAAAGCAGCATCAAATAAAACAAATGCTGCTTTATACTCAACAAAGTTTAAATTAAGTTAAACTACCACCAACATCTAATGGGAAACATATCCTCATAGCATATTGAGGAACGATTCTATTTCCCCATATACAATCATGAACCATGCCTCTTTGATTCTCAGCAAATTTAGAACCATAGTATTGTCTAAAGGATAGTCCTGAGTCCGCGTCTCTCATATTAGCAGTAGGGAAAGGAATTTCTTCAGGCAACTGTGGCATCGCTAAAAACGCAGCATTTCCATCTACTATACAACCAGCAATATGACTGTTTGCTAATTTAATTTGAGTACCAGTAGTAATAGTAATATTTACATTTTGTAAATATGCTTTATCTGGATCAATAGTGCCATCATGTGCAGAGGTTTCTACTGCATATAAATCATAAAGAACTGGGCTTAGATTTATTTGAACAGATCCTGTATCAGGAGTGGCAGTTGTAGTAACTCTACATTGAACTGGACAAGAGCTAGGAACTTGACCCTCATAAGTCATAAACCTGAGATTTTGTTTGTTTGTAACTCCATCTTGGAAAGAAAAACAATCTCCTGCATTTACTGCAGCAACAGTACTAGTGGTTACTCCAGAACAAACTACATAATCAATTCCACCATCAGACTGCCTATGTATAGAAGTAACTGTTAATACATCTCCTTTGACTCCACAACTTCCAGCATACTGTATTGGCAACAAATTGCTTCGTAAAAAATCACATCCTTGATAATTCCCTATTTCCCACGAATTTGCCGATTCTTCGTTTCTTTTTAAAACGAATTGTTGCAATCCTGTAGATACAATTGCTGGTTCTGAAATATCAGGAATAAACATTTTTATTCCATCATTTGTATGGCCATAATTTCTGTAATAAGCCAATGATTTAGCTAATTGGCCATATGAATTAATAGCAGTACTTCCATCGCCAAAATATCGATAAGTGCTGGTTAAAATATTAGATAAACTATTTTCTTCAACTTTTGTCGCTAGTTTTCTTTGAGCGGATTTGCCAAACTTTACCATATATTCTTTGGCATTAAAGATGAACTGTTGTGCGGAAAAAGCAAAACCAACGCTATATTCTTGATTAACTGTTAAGGTTTCAACTTTCTGTACAGCTGGACCAAAATTAGCCACCAAGGAATTTGTTCCGCTAAATAATGGCTGCGTATCGAAAGTTACAGTATCTCCTAAGTTGGCGGTTAATCTTTCAAAATTTAAAAACTTTTTGTTGGCATTGGCTATATAAGCGAAACTATTTCCCAAATAAGCCAAACCAGACTCTTGATAAGTCTGCACTGCCTTTAAATAATTTAATGAGGTATCACCCATTGTCGTATCTCCGAATTTGTGAGTTAAATAAAATTAATAAAATTTAAGTAAGAACAATGGGTGATAAGGAATATTAAAAACTATCCTCTTAACCAAGGAGCCTTTTTTAGGTCGCTTAGTGACATTTTCCCATTATCCATACCTGCTGAAGACGGATTAATCTGACTTAATGGTTCTTTAGGCTGCGCTTGCGCTTGTGCTTCCTGATTTTTTTTGATAGAAGAAGATAGTCGTTGTAATTCTGCTTGAGCTAAATGTGGAGCTCTTTGCGCTAACATTAAAACATTAGCAAACTTGCTCGGATTTTTAGCAATGTCATACATTACATCGGCAGTATTATCCAGAGAATTGGTCCAATGTACTATTTCTGGTACATTTGGTAAATCAAGTTGAGTAACAACCTCTTCAAAATCTGGATATTTGTTTTTAGCAGAAATCATCTTTTGCGTAAATTCCATAGCTATTTTGTTTGCTACAGCCTGATTAGCCGCCCTTTCATTTTCCTCAGAAATTATTTTTCTTATTCTGTCGTCGTTTAGATCAACACTATTAAGATCTCGGTCATTATTAACCGTCTGAGTTTTTTGTAATTCAGCTAATGCCTCACGCCTAGCTCTTTCTGCCGCCTCTTTTCTAACAAAACCAACAATCTCATTAACTTCGGATTGTTTTAATAGTTTTTCTTGTGGGTTTTCCTGCAACATAGCAGGAGCTTGCACTTGTTTTTGTTCAACTCCATTACTTACAAGAGGAACAGAAACATCTTTATTTACAACATCAGGATTGCTTACATCACTATTAATCACACCTAAATTTTCATTAGTCATATTGTCTCTCTTTTTTACTATTAACCCCGTAACGGTAATGCCTCAATAATGGCTTGAGTAGCCCATTGTTTTAACCGCACAATTGCGTAATTCTCTTATTGATAAACACTGAAAAGTTATCCACAGGTTATCCACAAGATATCCACAATATATCATTGTTTTTATAAAACACAAGATGTAGTATGTTATAAATATAAAAAACACAATATGTTGGTTTTTTATAAAAAATATAACCAATAAATTATTTTAAAACAAAAATTAAATTGACTTTTGAGAGGATATATGGCAGACATTGGAAAAAAGCACCAAGAGAATTTAAATAGAATTAAAGACAACATAGAAAATTCTTTTAATTATTTCAGAGAAAATTATCTCTCTTTCCACAGCTTTAGAAAGTTTGCTTTTGTCTCTACGCTGGAAGACTCAGATATCGCCCTTCTAAAAGCATTAAAAAAACCAATAATCGAATTCAATATATTAGAAGCATATATGTCCCGTTTACTTGGAGAATTTTCTAAACAAGAACCATCAGTAGAGATATGCGCTGATGATTTAACTAAGCCGAATCCTCTAATGACAGAAATTGTAGAAGGACATTTTAGACACATTTTGTCTGAAACAGAAAGAGAAGGCCACTCTTATGAAGTTTATAGGGATTTGATATCAGGCGGATTTAGTGTATTTAAAATAATAACTGAATATGCAAATGAAAAAAGTTTTGACCAAGTTATAAAATTAGTTAGAGCAAATGATCCTACTCTCTGTGGATTTGATCCTACTGCCAGAGAAAAGAATAAGGCAGATGGAAGATATTGCGTAGAGGTATATCCACTAACAAAATCTGAAGCAGAAGCACAGGGAATTGATACAGATGGATTAAAATTCAATCGATCTGAAGATCTGGGAGGTTTCCAGTGGTCTTTTAAAAATCAAAATGAAGATGTTCTTATGGTTGCCGATTACTATGAAAAGAAAAATAAAAAAACCAAGATATTGAAACTATCAGATGGTTCTATAAAAACCTCGGAAGAATATGATTTGTTATTACAAGAGTGGGAAGCATCCGGAAAAATAGAACAACCTCCTGTCATTATTGGTCAAAGATATTCTAATATAAAAATTATATGCAGATACAGAATAGTAGAGAACAAAATATTAGAATATATAGAGACAGACTTTAAATCTTTGCCATTAGTTTTCGTTGATGGTAATAGCATAATGTACCGAGAAGGAACAGCAGGCGCATATAGACAGTGTACACGCCCATTAATCTACCATGCAAAAGGAGTACAGAAACTAAAGAACTTTGCTGGACAGACACTAGCGAATGAATTAGAGAATATGGTACAACATAAGTTTAAAGTATCTAAGGAATCAATACCAACTGGATATGAAGAAGCGTATAAGAATGTTCAACAGGCTTCTCTATTGGTTTATAATGCATTTAAAGACAACGACCCAAATATTCCGCTATCTCCGCCAATGGAAATAGGAAGAATTCCAGCTCCTCCAGAAGTGACCAATACATTTATGATTGCAGATCAAACAACTCAAAATATTCTTGGTTCTTATGACGCTGCTTTAGGAATAAATAATAATCAATTAAGTGGAATAGCATTGGTAGAGGCCGCTACACAAAATAATGCTGTAGCAATGCCATATATCAATGGGTATCTACAAGGATTATCTGCAGCAGCACAAGTGATGATGGAAATACTACCAGAATATTATTCTACTCCAAGGACAGTACCAGTTGTATTAAAAGACGGGAAAAGAGATTATATAAGAATAAACGATAAAGAATTAGGAAATATAGACTTAAACTATGATTCGAACGTACTTAAAGTAAAAGTTAAAGCTGGTGTAAACTTTAACGTACAGAAATCTAGAACAATAAAATATATAATTGATTTAGCAAATGCTATGCCAGCTTTAGGTGAGTTCATGAATAGCAAAGCCCTTCCTATTATTGTAGAGAACTTAGATGAAATAAAAGGAGGAGATAGATTAAAGGTTCTGGCTAATGAATTTATTCAAGAAAAGAAAGAGATGTCAAATCAACCACAAAAACCCGACCCATTAACAATGAAACTAATGCTTGAAGAACAGTCACTTAAACTCAAACAACAGCAGAATCAAACAGAAGCCGCATTAAAAGCCTCTCAAATTAAAGTAGACTCTTTTGGAAAAGAAACAGACAGAATGAAATTAGCTTTAGATGCTAAACAATCACAACAAGATAACATGGTAAAACTAGATAGACATCAAGCAGAAAAAGCTAGAACAATGGCTGATCTTGCTATAAAATCTGCTGATCTTATGCATAAACATAAAAAAGAAGCAATAGAATTGCATCACAAAACCAATAACAAGAGAGTAAAATATGAAGACAAAGAATTGGATAGCAGGAGCTATTAAGCACAAAGGCGCTTTGCACAAACAACTTGGTATTGCACCAGGAAAGAAAATTTTGGCTAAAAAACTTAATACCGCTGCTAAGAAAGGAGGAATACTTGGACAAAGAGCTCGTTTAGCAAAGACCTTAAGCAAACTACATAAATAATTAATATCTGGCGTCTTTTAGTTGCTGTATGTTCATAAAATTAGTGGCAAAACTTTTGATAACCTCATCCGTTCTACCACTGTGATTCTTTATAAACCTATTTCTATATACTTCCTCCATTAGTCCCATCCTTATGGCATCATAAAGTACGTCAGCAATATCGTCATGTCTATGTGAATTATCTGGTTTTATTTTTGTCATATGCTCTATACACATTTGTATGTGTCTGGCGTGTTTAGTAAAAGAAACCAATCTTTTGGCTATATATGGTTGCATTGCTATAAATCTATTTATCTTTCCGGATGATACTGTATGTAATTTATACTCTGGATTAGACTGTGTTGCATTTCTTTCTATTTCTATTATCTCTAATCCTTGGCACTTCTTTAATAATGATATTAATGTTACGCCCGTATTTTTCTTTTCGACAGCAGCAAAGGATGGCTTTACAGTGAATCTAGAACAAGCTTCATAAAAAGACCAAAATGCTGGCTCTAAATCTTTTGGTTCTAACCATTTTTGTTCACAATCTATCCAATGGACACCATAACAATTATCAACTGACGTAACCTTATATACGCCAAAAAAACCAAAAACGGTAGGATCGTTATATGTTTTTTCTGTTTCTGCTGTATCTGCGGTAATAAAAGAAAAAAGAATATCTGGATCAGAATCTTTTATCTCAAAGTCTTTTCCTTCAAATAGCAGCGTTCCATCAGCTAGCGGTTCTTGCTGAATGCGCGCATGAAATATGTATTTAGCTGTTTCTTTTAAATCTAACATTCCCGGAGCATCTTTTGTTTTACCTCTCAGTGGATATTCTTTCGGATGAAATGACGCCCATCTATCTTTTTCGTGAATAGCATTTGGATTTACTTCGTGCAATCCTTGTATTTTTAATATATTCCATGATCCATCCGGATAGTTTTCTAATATCCTCTGTTGTAGATCATTTGGACTGTTCCTGTGTCCTATTATCAACATTGGCTGGTAATGTAGTCCATTTAATCTATCCACAACATGATTGTTATAGATCTCAAAAAACTTGTCTCCTTCCTCATGGCTCACCGTGGAATTTTTTGGATTATGTACGTCATCTAATGCCAATATCCCTGTAAATCTGTCTTCTATACCTCTAATTCCAGCTCCGTAACCCAAATAATCTCCTTCTATACCGCTACCAAATAACTTACCACCATCTTCTGTTCTAAATAGTCCCTTTGCTTTACTGTCTTTAGCTATTCTAACTCCAAATATTTCTTGGTAATCAGACATCATCATTATATCCCTAACCCCACTTGTTATCTCTGATGCAGCCCTACCAGTATGCGATAAATACAAATCTTCACATTTAGGATAAATAGCGTATGTCCAAGCCAAGAAGTATTGAATCATTGTTGTTTTTCCGCTTCTTGATGGCAGCATAGTCATAAGCCTAAACATCCTTTTGTGATATATTTCCATCAAAGCATCAGATACTTGCAACACATGACTCTTCATGTACGTTGGAGTTGGTATTATAAAAGCAGCTCCTCTCTTCTTTTCAAAGAATATACGCATGAACATTAAAAAGTCTTCGCATAAAACTTTACGCAAAGCCAATGTCTCAGGCCTCATTCTCATTATATGATTTAATTGCTGCTCACAGGAAATGTCTAAATGATGAATCCTTATTAGTTCTTCTTTTTCATCCCTTCTTTCATTTATCATCATTATTGTCTCCATACTGGCTTTGTTCTATCTCTTCATCTCCTTCATGGTTATCAACAATGTTTTTACTATCCAGTACGTTCTTTAAATCAACTTCTAGCACCTTATTCATGGTTTCGAGGATGTTGGTAGGTGTGTATGTGCTAGATGTTGTAATCTGTCTACTTGGGCTTATATGCCCCTGCATTACATTTAATTCATGTATTGCGATGACGATAAACTTTTTGATGCATTCCCTTTCTTGCCAGCTATCGGCTTTTGATAACGAAGATAAGCTATGCTCTATTAAGAAGTGTATAACTTCCACCTTGAATCGATAAGTAGCTCGCGATCCTTCCTCTAATATACACCTGCGCCAATCAAGGAATTCCCTGAGATTGTTTTTTCTCATTATACTATTGTACGATGCCTTATTAACGCCATCAAATCCAGTATCTAGTAGATTTTCGCACTTCTTTATTTCTTTATTTGTCAGTCCATATGGATTTTCTTGCATATCATAAAAGTATATATACACTATATATAGTATACAAGTAATTTGTACATACTATATATAGTGTATATAAAGAATGTTTTAAATTATCAATAAATCAAAAACAATAATATTGGAGGTAAAAATGCCAAGTAAGTCAAAAGCACAAGCTATAGCAATGCGTATAGCCGAGCACAATCCAAGTAAGTTATACAAAAGAAACTCAGGATTAAAGAAGATGACTAAGAAACAACTACATGAGTTTGCAGAAACTGAAGACAAAGAATTGCCATATAAGATTAAAAAGAAAAAATAAAAGATAAACTTAGTACCGTACCTAGCATGTCCACTATTGTTTTATTATAACAGCTGACATGCTAGGCAATCTATATTAATTCAAATAAACCTGTTCCATAAAATTTAAATGTTTAAGAAATTTTTTTGTTACACATCCAGACAAACAACGATCATTAATGAAATCCAATGTTTCATTTTCTTCTGGAGCATAATCTTCTGTACAAGATCTTAAAGCATTTTCATACCACTTCTTCATCATAGGAAGTACTTTATCTGCGTAATTACTAATATACTCATCGACAGGAGTGTTTATTATTTTAGCTTTAGTATTTAATCCTTGCTGTCCACCACAAACATTACAAATTTCTATATCAGTTAATTCTTTCATATTATCTCCTCACTGTATTAGCAACAGCATATGCGGTATATTCATTGTTAGTAAAATCTTTTGTTTCGTGAGTTTTGCTACCACCAGAAACTATTTTAACTTCACTATTTTGTTAAATCTTTCATATCTTTTATCTCCACTTTTGTTTTATTATTAATATCGATTTAAATAATAGCAGACAAATATTAACAAAATATTAAGTCTTTATTAAGGGATGCTTATGAGATTTATTGTTTGCTAAGCGTTGCTATTGACTTAAGGATTAATGCGCTACCTCAGAAGGCGCGAATTTTCATAAACAGGGCGCGGCTGGACTTGATGTTTGGCAATGAGAAAGTTGGCAACCACCCTAGGGTTACTGCCAAAAATTATGGTTACTGCCAAATAAAAATCATAGTCGCAAATCTATCCCTAGACACATCACCATTGGCAAATAAATTCGTCTCTGGTTCTTCTAAGTAATCTAGGGATAGGTTTGCGTTATTCGGAGTATATTTATAATTCCTTATGATCCATAATAATGTATCTTAGCCACCAAGACATCCATCAAACCATCTATCCTCTCCTGTGACCTTATATGAAGCCGTAGACCCATCTAAGACATAAGAAGGACCTATATCTAGCTCCAAAGGTTTGCAATATCCTTGCGCTGCTAAATCGTCTAGAACCTTAGCTACGTATATAGAACTTAGTTTAAGCTCTCTAGATATTTGCAGAACAGAATATCCAGTGTTACGCATGCTATAAATCTTATTGTAGTTATTTTGGTAGCTCATTATTCTGTGTCTATATACTTTATTTTATAAAAAATGTATACAAAATACGATCATATAAAATATGTAATATAATCAATAACCTACGTAATATGATTAAAATTCCATTATATATCAACAAATTACAAAAATGTGTGTTTTTTAGTAATGCCTCTGTTTTCTCCATAAAAGTATAACATATATATATATGTATATGATATATATATATATATATATATAATAAAAACATAACAAGTAGCATAACTATATGGCATTTTATACATAACTCGATACATAACTAAAACGATAAAAACATAACTGCCACATGGGAAAGTTATGTTTTTTATCCAGGAGTTATACCCATAGTTATGCTCAATTCACGGGGAGTTATGCTACCAGTTATGCTAGTAGTTATGTTTTTATATAAATCGATAAGTGTGTGTTTTTAAAGTATTTTTTGAGGTTTTATGGGGTATTTTTGAGCTTTTTTTTAGAGTTTTAAGAGTTTTTTATTTTTTTAAGTGTTGCTTTTCTCAAAAAAACAAACTATCTTAATTCTTGTCAGGCAGATTTGTCTAACAAGGTCACGAGGTAACAAACAAAAATGTTTATTACCTCGCTTAAATAATTCATATCAATTAGAGGGTAGAAATGAACTACGGAGTAAATACTATCACGTCAAATAATTCAAGTCAACATTCATATGCAAATATAGTGCAATCTTTTATCCAGGCAATGCTCAAGTTTGGATTAACCATTACCGAAAATATCATTGCAGATGGGAGAATACATCGCTTTAAAGATCGTATTAGAGGAGATAAGAACATAAATGGATGGTACTGGCTTAGAACGGATCAAGAAGTAGCTTTTGGAGGATTTGGACATTGGTCGCTAAAGACTGGATTCGTGTCTGAAACTTGGATGGATCGTAAAATAGATACTTATTCTGTAAATGATAGGAATAAAATTCTATCTCTAATAAAGTCTATTAATAATAAAGAGAAAGAACGATCTAACCAAGAAAGAGAGGAAGCTTGGATTAAAGCCAGACAGATTTGGGATAAAAGTATTAGGATAGATAGTGGAAATATCGATCATCCATATTTATTAAAGAAAAAAATCAAGCCATGCGGCATAAGAATTACTGATGGCAATAGACTGGTTATACCAATATATAACTCCAGAAGAAATATAATAAGTTTGCAATACATAGATGCAGATGGAGAGAAGAGATTTCATTACAAAACTAGTCCTAAAGATGGATTTTATTTAATAAATGAGACAGGAACAGGAACAATTTGTATTTGTGAAGGATTTGCTACTGGAGCATCTATCCATGAGGCTACCAATTATAGAGTAGCCGTAGCTTTTTCTGCAGAGAATTTAGTATCTGTCGCGCATACGGTAAAAAGATTGTATAAATGTGATGTTATCATAGCGGCTGACAACGATGTCTATAGAGAAGTAAATATAGGGCTAGAGAAGGCTAAAGAAGCTGCTACAATAATAAAAGCGAGAATAGCCATACCTGTATTTAAAGATGTTACTACAAGTCCTACAGATTTTAACGATTTGTTTGTTCTAGAAGGTCCTGAGAAAGTAAGGGAATTCTTCATAAAAACCTCATATATTAAGCATGAAAATTTGTTTGACTTCATGCAAAGAAAATTTCTGCCAGCTAGAAAAATATTATCTCCATGGCTTGAAACAGGGACCGTAAATATGATTGTTGCAAAGCAAGGAATAGGAAAATCTTTATTGTCACTACATATAGCACATGCTATAGCCTCAGGAAAAGATATAAAAGCTTTGGATTGGAAAGTAGAAAAGAAGTGTAGAGTGCTATATTTAGATGGAGAATTAAAGGGGATAGATATACAAAAAAATATGAATTGTATTGCTAATAACAATATTAATTATGATCTTGGGACTAATTTTATAATAAGCTCGTCGAATGATTTCTTAGGCACTGATATTGATTTATGTGCAAAGGAATGGCAGGAAAGAATAGATGATATAATAAGCATAAGAAATCCTGGGCTAATTATTATAGATAACATTCTAACCTTCTTTCAGAGCGGTAATATATTTGATAGAAACTTCTTTGAAAAGGTTATGTCATGGATAAGAAAGCATTTAATAAACGATGTTTCTTTTTTATTTATCCATCATGAATCAAAAGAAGGAAATACTCCTTATGGTACAGTATCTATAATAAAAAATATGTGCCATGTCTTCGCATTATACCGTTCTAAGAATGCAGAAGAAGAGGATGAGGACGATGATGAAAACGATAAAAATGATAAAATAAAACAAACCACATTTATAATGGAATGCATAAAAGATAGACAGGGAGCATATCCAGGAGCTAAATGCGCTATTGTTACCATTAAAACAGATATTGAAAACTGTATCTCAGTAATCGAAACAAAGAATTATAAGAAAACCATCAAGAAGCAAGTAATCGATATTTTCAATTGTGAGCCCATAAGTTATAAAGAAATACAAAAACAGATTGTGGAAAGTGGCAGAGAGAAGCCGCCTCAGATGTCAAATATATCTGCTATATTACATGATGCTTATGACAAAGGACTAATAACACGAGCTCTTGCGCCGTGGGAAGAAAAGAATTTTATAAAAAATAGAGGGGTTAAATAATAAGAATGAAAACTAAAAAATGTGGTTTAATTTTTACAAAACAGTTTTTAAATAAAGCGAGAAAATTGATAATCAATGCAATGTCAAATAACTTTAATTTCAACAAAAGAGATATTCAGGTTGTTGATGAAATAGATGGGTATACTAGGTATATGATTGAAGCGTCAATGAGCTTAGAGCACGACACAAGGCTTACTAAATCGCATCCATTAATAATGACTTTCGCTGCGTACCTTTCTGCTGAAATACGTGAATATAAATATTTCTGGAAATTAGAGGCTCACCCGTCTTGTTGCGTTGCAACAGACGACGCCTGTGATTTTCCCATAAGAATTCATACGTTAGAAGGAGCAAATGGCGCTGGAATGGTAGTTTCTGTGGGGCTATATAAAAAAACAAAAGAAATATATTGTGGAACGATATCAAAAGAATTAAAAAATGAAACACAAAAAACAGACGAATTGGGAAACCCAATAGGAATAGAAGTAAAAGATATACCAGGATATGAAAGATTATATGCGATAACAAGAGACGGCAGAGTATGGAGATATCCAAGAATGTGGGTAGGAGCTAATGGATCACAAGTACAGCGTGCTGGAAAATGGCTTTCAAGAAGATATTCAACCAGTAGAAATAGATCTTGGAGAGGCGAGCAAATAATGCTATGTAAAGATGGAATTATAGAAGTCCTTATCGTACCAAGATTGGTAGCTCTGCTATACATAAAAGATCAAGAAGAAAAAAAATACGTATGTCATGTCGATAGAAATACTACAAACAATCATGTAAATAATCTAC